TCACCCGGATATTGAGAATGGTTTTACAGACCCAGCTGCGCTTCCCATGGGATTTAGGGGTGTAAGCCACTTAGTTACATCTGGATCTGCACCTCTTTCGACAGTCACGCCAAAAGCAGTTGCAGACATCATGTCGCAAGTTTACAGCTTTGGAACAGGAAGTTATCTCAAGAGTTCAGTCACACCACCGCTTCCCTTTAGATCGAAGATTACAACAGGCGAAGAATGGTCGGTTAAGGAGCAGGTTGAGAAAGGCTTCTATTGGGGTGTACAATTCGAGCATCCTGAAACACTCACAAAGAGAAATGGTTCTGTTTTAAAGAACGGTTCAATTGAGTCTTTTGCTACGTTTTTCCCACAGTTCGTTATAGGAGAAGCAAACTTTGCAACCGGTAGCAATGCGGGTCAAGCTGACACAGCGGCGAATGGTATACTCGATTCGGACAGATTCTGCAACAATGTATTTACGCTTGAGAACATTCAAGTTGTGACAGGTTCGTCAGGTAATGCTGATCCTGAGAAGTGGGGGAAGGCCGTGTACGTGAGAAGCGGTGCACCTTCTGGCGGTGGGTACCTCTCTAGCAACATCGGTGCCACTGATTCAGCCAAGACAAGGCCTTTCAAGGTTGACGATCTCGCTGATAACAAGCGCTACGCAAAGTTCACTGCTATAATGCAAGGTGGGTTCAATGGTGTGAACATCTTTGATGAGAATGAATTTGAGATCAACAACTTAGCCACAGTCGCCGACATGACCGCAGGGCTCGGCCGCGGGCTTCGAGAGGGACCCAGCGTCGCAGCTTACCTCAAAGCGCTTGAGATCATGAAGAACACTGTCAACGTGGACATTCAACTCCTCGCAATACCGGGCATAAGAGAACCGCTTGTCACAGACACAGCTATCCAAGCCACCGAGGAAAGATTTGACGCTTTGTTCATCATGGACATTGAGCACCGTGAAGACGATGGAAACAACGTGAGAGATCAAGACGACCACCCGTCTGTCACTGAGTCGGTCTCTACATTCCGCGATAGATCCGTCGACAGCTCTTTTGCTGCAGCATACTTCCCAGATGTTCTTTACAGCGATCCAATAGGAGTTAATCTCTTTGTCCCGCCCTCTGTCGTCGTCCTCGGCGCGCTCTCTTTAAATGATGCTGTGGGTCATCCGTGGTTCGCTCCGGCCGGCTTCACACGCGGTGCGCTTCCACAAGATGCGCTCGAGGCGAGAGTAAAACTGAGCCAGAATGATCTTGACACGCTCTACAACAACAGCATCAATCCTCTGGTTGCATTCCCAGGTGCTCCCAGAAGCGGAACCAATCCCGCCTCTGGTCTCGTAGTCTGGGGTCAGAAGACTCTGCAAGTTGCTGCATCAGCTCTCGACAGAGTCAATGTGAGAAGACTCCTCATCGAGATCCGACGTCAGGTGCGCGAGATCGCCAACACGATCATCTTCGAGCCCAATCGAGAAGCCACACTAGCTCGATTCTCTGCAGCGGTCACACCCCGACTCCAGCGGATCCAGGCACTCGCAGGTCTCGAGAGATTCAAGGTGGTCATCGATTCTTCCACCACGACTCAGGACGACATCCTCAACAACACACTCCGCGGAAAGATCTTTGTCCAGCCCACAAAGAGCATCGAGTTCGTCTCACTCGACTTCGTGGTGTCAAACAACATCCAAGAGTGATAGGACAATCACACGAGGAGAACGCCAGAATATCATGAAATTTAACAGGGATGGTTTAAGTGAATTGATTAAATTCTATTATTCTGGCGTTCATGCAAGACGACAAAGCACGTAATTTGTAGAACATTTTTGAAACTCACACATACTTAAAAAAGGCGATATAGGAGAATAGAAACATGGCCGCAGAAACACTTGACGTATCATCGATGCTTCCCGCGAAGTTTGAACCAAAGCGCAAGAACCGTTGGGTCCTCATGATCGAGGGCATCGACGCTTACATCATCAAGACCACAGCACGCCCCACGATCACCACGGAAGAAGTTGAAGTTCCCTTCATCAACTCCCGTCGTTACCTCGCGGGCAAGACCTCATTCGGCACAATGGCCGTGACTCTCCACGATCCCATCGCTCCCTCCGGCGCGCAGCAGGTGATGGAGTGGGTGCGAACTCACTTCGAGTCAGTGTCAGGCCGCAGCGGCTACGCAGACTTCTACAAGCGCGACATCCAACTGAAGCTTCTCGATCCTGTCGGCACCGTGGTGGAGCTCTGGGACATCAAGGGCGCCTTCATCACCGAGGCGAACTTCGGCGAAGTCACCTACGAAGACGGCGGCCCGATGGAAATCTCAATGACACTTCGCTTTGACAATTGCGTACTTCAGTTCTAGTAAAAGTCCTTTACCAAAACACCTGGTGAGGTATAATTACCTCCGTGGCCCAACGCTGCGGAGGTTTTTATGTTTAAGTGTCCTAGCTGTGATTTTCAAGTCGAAACAATCAATTCACTCAGAATCCATGCTTCAAAAAAGCATGACATGGGAAGTGAAGATCTTTATGTCAGCGTCGTCCTAGAAGGCTCCAAGCCCACATGTAAATGCGGTTGTGGAGAATCGGTAAAATTTCACGGACTGGGCAAAGGATACTCTGAATATGCCTGGGGGCATGGTGCTAGAATCAACAACAATTGGGGTAACAATATATCTGCTAGAGAGAAGAGTATCGAGACTCGCAGAGAGATGTGGAAGAACGGTGAGATTAAGGGGTGGTGCGCAGGATTGACTAAAGAAGACCCGCGGGTCGCTGCGATCGTACAGAAGATGAACACACCAGAAAGAGCACAGAAGATTTCCGATGCATTGACGGGCCGGTTAAAGTCTGAATCTCACAAAGCCAAGATTGCCAAAAACATGAAGTCATATTGGTCTAATGAAGATAATAGAACGAAGCAGAGTCAAAGACAAGCCGAGTGTGTCAAGAACGGAATGCTCACAAAGGCAACACGAGTGCATGGTTACTACGAGAACCCAACAAAGTCTAGTAAGCATGTCTACTATCGGTCAATGTTCGAGTTGAACGCAGTTCTATTCATGGAAGCTGATGATTCTATCACTTCCTATACGATGGAGCCGCTCACAATCGAATATGACTTTAATGGAAAAATCCGTCACTACGTGGTTGATTGCTTAGTTGAATACAGCGACGGCCGAAAGATGCTCATAGAGTTTAAACCTAATTGTCACTTATTGGATCCAAAGAACATCGCTAAGTTCGAAGCTGCCAGCGCTTTCGCATCTAACAAAGGCATGTCATTTGAAGTCTGGACTGAAAAGACGCACCCATTTCTCTCTCGACAAGATTTACTGACATGACGTCAGCGGCAGGGTGCTGTGCTCTCCCTGCCACGAAGCGGTGCACAGAGACCGCCCAGAATAATCCGAACAATCTCCTCGATGGAAACTGCCTCTGATTGTTGTCTCACACTCCGTACGTACGCTGCCCTGCCCTGAAGTTCTGCGTCACATCGGCAGGGGTGAGAGCCGTGTTGTAGACCTGAAATTGCCCCAGACTCATGTTGCAATACCCAGTCACGCCTGTGTTCGTTGCAGTGGGGGCTGCTATCGAATAGAAGAGATTTGTGCCGTTGTTGTACGGTGCAAATCTGTCCAGCGACACACTGCCTACAGAAGCTCCGTTGATGTACGCATTCAAGGTGCTTCCATTGTATGTCCACCCGACGTAGTACCAATTGTTGAACGCCTGCGCGGCAGACGTCACGACAGCCGTGTACGGTACCACATTGTGCCACGCCGAGAGCTTGAATTGTCCTCCCGCAGTGATGTCTATGTTTGATGCGTACCAGTTAAAATCCGTGTACGAGGATGTGCCTCTTTCTACTAGGATGTTTCCTGCACCGATTGGATAGACCCACAGGAACACCGACGTGATCTCGTCCGCGGGAGGAGAACCCGGAAATTGAGAGTCCAGCGCAGTGTTCGTCTTCAATGCCTGGTCGACACCGTTGAAAGTGAGATACCCTGAAGAGTATGCTGGAGAGTTTGCCAATGAGGCATTGCTGTTTCCTTTCAGATCAGTGACGGTGGTTCCGCTGCCTGGATAAGAAGCAGCATTGCCTATGTCATAATGTAGGACAAGCCCAGTATCGACAATTGGGCTTACTGGCGGCTTATAAAAACCGAAATTAAACCCACCACCTATTCCTAGGTCGTTTTTTGAGAAGCCTTGTCCGAAGCCATTGGCCATCGTCAGACCTCAACCCACGCCGCTGAAGCCGTTGGAGCCTGTGATTGGGAGCATGTTCTCTTGTGGGATCACAGTGAGACCGGCCACCACAGAGAAAGACGTTGAGGCACCCACAGCGCCCGATATGTAGAGTCTGTCAGTCTTCAGATCTGCAGAGAAAGATTCCGAGCCGCTGAGAATGAAGTAGTTGGAGTTCTTCGCTAAGAGGCCGTTTTGAGTGAAGCCCACGGCTATCGCTGTTGAAGTTCCGCCTGTATTCTTCACAACCAAGAACTTCGACACTGTGTCGAATGTGATCTCTCTAGTTTGTCCTAAGTTCACTAAAGATGAAGTAACGAAGGGAATGCCCGATAACTGGTATGCGGGTGAGTAATATTCACCCATTGTAGGATTTTTTAGCGCCATTTTGTTGTGCCCTGTCTGCTATAGCTGTCCGTAAATATCAAATGCAAAAACAATTATATCATGCTGATAAAGTTGTTTTCAGTGCCAATTAAAATAGGTCAATAGTTTTTACAACGTCTATTTTAGACATAAAATCCGCTTACACAGGAGAATATCGACACATGTCAGAAGATCGTGATTCAAAAAATGCAGTTTTTACTCAAGGCCAAACAGG